GCAATGCCTATACTGCCTCACATCGACGCCCCACCGGGGCAATCGGAGGCAGAGATGGCATTCAGTGAAAGCGAACTGGCCCAGCTCGACAGAGTGGCCGAGCGCCGAGAGCGCAGCGCGGAGTTCCTTCGGCATCACCCGGAGTACCTGACCCCTGCGCCGCTGGAGCGCATGGAGCCGGCCCGGCGCGATGTCGAGGTGACTGCGGCTCAGGCCGCGGCGATGGATGACGTGCTGGAGGCGCTGGCATGACGACGATCACCAGCAAGACGAAGGCTTGGATCTCTGTACACGGCAGCCCGGATGCACTGTTTGGCGACGACAAGAGCGCGGCCGTGGATGAGTTGAGCTTCAGCCAATTGGACATGAAGTCGGCTGGCTGGACATACGTCGGCGAAGCAACGATCACGGTCGATGTCCCGGACCAGGATGCGCTGATCGGGAACAAGGTCGAGAGCCTTCGTGCCGAGAAGCAGAAGGTCCTGGCTGAAGCGCAGGCCAAGGCAACGCAGCTTGAAGGCCAGATCCAGAAGCTGCTCGCGATCACGTACACGCCGGCGGTCGCATGAGCGCCTACCTCGATCTCTCGGCCATCGTCGTGAGCATTGCCCTGATCGTCATCGGCCTGAGCTGGTGGTCCGGCAGGCGGATCTACGCCGACACGGAGCGCGGGCAATGACGCGCGCACTGCAACCCATCGCTGATCTGTTCGCTGCCGCCGCCCTGTGGCTGTGCGCGTGGGTCATGGGTGACGTGACGTGGCCGAACCAGCAGCGCCGCGGCAACCGCGTGCTGTCGTGCCTGCTTGCCGTGGGTATGGGGCTTGGCTTTGCGGCAGCGCTCGCTCACGGGCTGGACGTGCTGTGAGCGCCGTGGTCATACCGACGCGGCGCCCGATGGTAGGCCGGCTCATCGCTCGGTTGCACTGCGCCTACCTGCGCTGGCTCATCCGGTGCGCCGAGAAAGACCTCGCACAGCACAAGGCCGAGTTCGAGCACGCGAGCCGTCATCTGCCCGAGCAGATCAAGACCGACCGAAAGCACGTCGACGCGCTGACCAAGCGCCTCGTGCACGAAGACCGAAACACCTGAGGAAAGAACATGGTCGAGACCATCGAAATGGATGCGGCGCTCACTGCGGTGTCAGCCGTGGAGCAGCACCAGCAGGCATCGGTTCCTGCGCTGCGAGCTACCGCCGCACTCGCCATGCCCACCGCCGGCCCGATTGCGCTATTGAACAGCGGGATCGCCGACCTAGAAAAGCTCGAGCGCTTGTGGGAGCTGCAGGTGCGGTTCGAGCAGCGCGAGGCGGAGAAGGCCTTCAACGAAGCGATGGCCGCATTCAAAGCGAACCCGCCGGTCATCGTGAAGGACAAGCATGTCCACTTCGTTGGGCAGAAAGGGGCAACGGACTACGACCACGCGACGCACTTCGGGGTGACGACGGCCATCGCGGAGGCACTGGCGAAGCACGGCCTGAGCCATTCGTGGACGTCGACCCAGGCTGACGGGAAGATCACGGTTGCCTGCACGATCAAGCACCGGCTCGGTCACAGCGAGTCCACGTCGATGGAGGCCGCCTACGACGCATCAGGCGGCAAGAACGCCATCCAAGCGATCGGCAGCGCGAAGACCTACCTGGAGCGGTACACGCTGCTGGGTATCACGGGCCTGTCGACGCAGGACCTGCCGGACGACGACGGCGCGGGCACCGAGACACCTGGATCGGTCGTGGAGACCGTGCTGGATGGCCTGCTGGCAGACCTCACAAAGTGCACCACCGACAAGCAGGCCGCGGACCTTTGGGCCTCCGGGTCGAAGACTCTGGCCGCGCTCAAGCACCAGCAGGCCTACGCAGATTTCAAGGACTCAGTCGTGGCGCACCGCACCGCCCTCAAGAACGGGGGCGTCAAATGATCGTCCACCGCGTGAAGCAGGGCAGCGTCGAGTGGCACGTGGCACGGGCGGGCGTGATCTCGGCCAGCAAGTTCCATCTACTGCGCCAGTCGGCCAAGCTCAAGAGCGGCCCCAACAAGGGCGACTACAGCAACGACGCGAAGAAGCTCGCCTTCCACCTTGCTATTGAGCGCATCGCGAAGGCGCCGGTCGAAGGGGACGACTGGGTGGGCTGGCAGGCCGAGCGCGGCGCGCAGCTCGAGTCGCAGGCCCGCATGCAGCACGAGCTGCGTCACGACGTGCTGGTCGAGGAGGTTGGCTTCGTCACCACCGACGATGGGAAGTTCGGCGCCAGCGCGGACGGGTTCATCGGTGACGACGAAGGCGCTGAGTACAAGTGCTTCCTCGCCCCCGACAAGCTCCGCTCGATCCTGCTTTCTGGCGACGTGTCCGATGTCGTCGACCAGTGTGACGGCGGGATGTGGATCACGCACCGAAAGGCGTGGAACTTCGGCCTGTACTGCCCTGCCCTGGCGCCCATCGGCCTCGATTTCGTCCTGCACAGGATCGAGCGCAACGAGGACCGCATCTACGACATGGAGCGCGACCTGATCGCCTTCGACAAGCTGGTCGAGGAGTACCGCGCCGCGCTGATCCACCGGGCGCAGGTTGGCCTGCCGGTTCCCGATCCCGCCCCCTGGAGTGGCGCCGACGAACTGGCCGCGGCCCGCCCGGCTGCTGCGACGAAGGCGCCCGCCACCGCCCCAACCCCGCAACTGCTGCCCGAAAGCATCTTCGGCTGATCGATTATGGAAACACTTGAGCTCGTCCCTGTTGAAACCGATGCGCCCGCGAAGCCGGCCGCCGTATCGAAGGCAACCACCGACCTGACGAAGATCGACCTCAAGGCCGTGGCCCTGTCGCGCTTCGGCGACTGGCGGCCCGCCGCCGCTGCCCTTGTCGAGAAGTACAAGGGCGTGGCCTTCGACACCATGACGACGAAGGGCTACGAGGAAGCGACAAAGGCGCGTGCCGAAGTTCGGGCGCCGCGCTACGCCGCGCAGAACGTCAGCAAGGCGTCGAAGTCTGAGCTCGCCCAAGTGAGCAAGGCCATCGGCGCCGAGGAGCAGGCCATCATCGCCGCCCTGGCGGACACCGAAGAGGCCATCGACGCCCAGATCCGCGCGGCCGACGAGCGCAAGGCTCGCGAGAAGGCTGAGCGCGAGCAACGGGAGCGCGACCGTAAGCGTGCCCACGAGGAGCGCCTCGCGGCTCTGCGCGGCTACGTCGCTCAGGCTCAGGGACTGCCGGCCGCGCGCATCGCCAACGGCATCGTGGCGGTGGAGGCGATCCTCATCAACCCGGCTGACTGGGAAGAGTACGCCGAGCAGGCCACCCAGGCGAAGGAAGAGACGCTGGCCAGCCTGCGCGCCCTGCTGGCGAGGACTCAGGCGGCCGAGGCAGAGGCGGCCGAGCGCGAGCGCCAGCGCGCAGAGCAGGCGCGCATCGCCGAAGAGCAGCGCGCCGAAGCCGCCCGACTGAAGGCCGCCGCCGACGAGCTGGCGATGAAGCAGCGCGAGGCAGAGGCGGAACTGAAGCGCCAGCAGGCCGAGTTTGAGCGCCAGCGCGCCGAATGGCTTGCCGCCCAGGAGGCCGCGAAGGCGCCGCCCGCACCCGAACCCCAGGCCGAGCCGGAAACGCCCGCCAGCGAGCCGACGACGGCCACCGCCGAGGCCGACCTGGCCGCCGGGCCGGACATGCACGCAGAGGTCGAGGTTGCCACGCCGCCCGCCGCCATCGAGCAGCCGAGCCTGGCCGCGCCGCTGCGCACTGTCGTCCACAAGTCCCGCCCACTGCCCGAGGACCAGCGCCTCATCGACGCTGCCGAGCTCGCCAGGAAGTTCGGCGCCGAAGAGATGGGCGGCATCTGGACGTTCTACGCCACCAGCGACATCGCCGACCTCATCGACGCCGCGCGCGCCGCCTGAAGCCATGGACATCACCCTCAAGCTGCTCTACGACCGCTGCGATGAGGTCGGCGAATGCCGCATCTGGAGCCAAGGATGCACCGGGAGCGGCTTCCCATGCATCAGTCTCGGCGCGGCGGGACGCGGGAAGTCTGTTCGGCGCCTGGCGTACGAGCTGGTGCACGGCCCTCTCGCGCCTGGCCTGTTCGTCTACCCGAAGTGCCGCAATAAGCGCTGCATTAGCGAGGCCTGCCTCGTATCTGGCACGAAGAGGCAGTACATGCGCTTCGCAAGCGCTGGCGGAGCCTACCGCAATCCGGAGGTCGCAGCGAAGCGCGCCCGTGCGGCACAAGCGCGGTCGACATTGACGCCCGAGGCCGTGGCCGAGATCCGCGCCGCCGTGGACCGAGGCGAGGTGTACGAGCGCATCGCCGAGCGGTTCAGCGTATCCACGAGTTGCATCGGAAAGATTGCCATCCACCAGACGTGGCGTTCAACGGTTCGCGGCTCATCCGTATTCGCTTAGCTGGCAAGTAGCCACCCAGTTTCCGGGGCGTCCACGCGGTTTCCTCCCTGCCGCGGCACACGCAGGACGCGGTGCCCGCCCCGACCCACTCACGACATCACGCAAGGATTCTCATGACCGACGCTACCGAAGCGACGCAGACGATCACGTCCTACAAGGCGTTCGAGGCCGACTGGACCTGCCGCGGCTACCAGTACGCGGTTGGCGGGGCCGATCGACCTGCGCGCGATCAAGCACACAGCCTCGCCTGGATTCTTTGGCGACTGCCTGGAGTGGTACCACCGGCCACATGACGAGCGATTCACGAAGTGGCCCGGCATTGACTGGGTGATCGTCGGCGCCGAGTCTGGCCCGCACGCGCGGCCCCTTCATGTCGAGTGGGTACGCGGCATCGTGCGCCAGTGCCGCGATGCTGGCACGCCGGTATTGGTCAAGCAGATGGGCCGCGATGTGTTGGACGACGGCATTTCGTCACCTGGCGGGCACTGGCCACGCGGGATCGTGCGCGAGCCGCTGCCACGCTTCGTGTGCGATGACCCGCCTTTCGTCGTACGACTGCGCGCCCGGAAAGGCGAGGACATGAACGAGTGGCCTGAAGACCTGCGCGTGCGCGGCTTCCCGCAAGGCACCTGATGCCAGACCGCTGACCAGCGCGGCAGGGCGTCAGCCACACGAGAACGAGCAAATGGACCTATTCGGAATCCGCATTGTGCAGTCCCAGTTCCCGCTTGAGCGGGAGGTGCCAATACGGCAGCACAAGAAGCGCCGCAGTCAGTCGGCCGCGTATCACAGGCGGGTTCAGAAGAAGTGGACCAAGCGGTATGGCACGCGGACGGAACGATACGCGCTGATGTTCAACCCTGGCGCCGTTGGCCTCCCGGGTGGGCGGATGGTGGCGCTGGACCCGCGCGACATGGTGAAGCTGAAGTTGGACGAGCAAATGAACAAGAGAGGAATTCGATGACAAGCGAGATGGGCGAGATGTTCAACGCCCTCAAGAAGGGGCGGCAGGAGAAGCGCGCGGCGAACCGACAGGCGTCGCCCGAGCTGTTGGCTGAGGCCGGCGTCCCGTTCGAGGTGAAGAACGACGGCGTGCACCTGATCGTTGCCGGGCGCTTCGACTTCTGGCCGGGCACTGGTCTCTTTCGGTCCCGCAAGGTCGAACCTGGCAAGAAGCGGCATACCGAGGGCTACGGAGTCCAAAACCTGATTCGGATGGTGAAGACATGACCCGAGAACAACTGGTAGAGAAGTGCAAGCGTCTGGTTAAGCAAGCCATTGGCGTTGCAGCAGAGTCGCCGGCCGATGGCCTGGCTGCCGCCAGCGCAGCAATCGAAGAACTAGCAGCATCCCTGCCCGACGAGCAGGAGTTTGAGCGGCTTCGGGCTACGCTGCTTGATTGCGCGCGGCAGGCCGAGGCGTTGAAGCAGGACTGCGGCATGGACCCCGAGAGTGCGCAGGCACTGCGAAATGCGCGGTATCAGAACATCAGTACGACGGCACACAACGCGCTCGGGGCAATCCGTGGGCCCGCCCCCGAAGCACCAGCAGCGCCGAAGGACCACGAGATCCGCGAGCTTGTCAACAAGCTGACCGAGGTCGCCCGCGACTACCACGCAACAGAGCAACTACGGGAGCGCATTGCGGGTCTTGTTGTGCCGTTCGCCCGGGGTGTCGCGACAAACAAAGGAGACGCGGTTAAGGCGACGGTGTCGCCCCCTCCATCACTGCTCGGTGGGTTCGATCTCCTGATCGACGGGGAGGCGGGGAAAACGCTGCTGGGGCACCTTGCCCCGGACCTCTCACCGAGTGAGTATGGCCCGGCATGCCCGGTCGTGCTGTCGTACTGCAACGGGCATTCCGGGCCGGGGCTATACGCCTCGGATCCAGCGTACCCGGATGAAGGGTCCGTACTGATCATCACTGCCCCGGTCTACACGCAAGAGGAGCTTGATGCCGCGAAAGCGCGCAGTATCGAGACCGCCGCAGCTATCGAGGCAGCGTGTGCAGACGATGGCGATCCGTTGCCCCCTACATCACCACCCGCTGTACAGCCTGAAACCGGCATTTCGCAAGAACGCGCGGAGCTTGTGGCAGCGTGGAACGACCTGCCTGATGCGCTGCGCTGTCACCCTCGCTTGAAGCGGCTGTACCGAGCGGTCCACGCCATCCCTAGCGCTGTCTCGCCTGATGTGCAGGAGCTGCTGACCATCATTGAAATGCTGTGCAACGGCATTGAGTGGAACATCGAGAACCACCACGAGGAGATGACTCAGGCGGACGAAGAGGCCTTGGCGCAGGGGCGCGCCGCCCTCTCCAAGTACGGGAGCAAGCAATGAGCCTCGGTGCAATCCTAAAGGCGAAGCGCACGGCGCTGGGCATGACGTTGGACGAGGTTGCCGAGGCCTCGGGCATGAGCAAGAGCCACCTGCACGGCCTCGAATGCGACAAGTGCGAGCCAGGCATCGTGCTGTGTGCCCGCCTATCCGTTGCGCTCGGCGTGCCCGTGCAGGCGATGGCCGCTGCGGCGCTGAATGACGCGATTGCCAAGGCCACAGGAGCACAGCAATGACAGACCGCAGTGACCGAGAGCAGCTACCAGCTCATTGGCGCGGGATTGGCACGGCTCCCAATTGCAGCGTGCGAGTTGCATCCGCTCATGAGGCCATCAAAGACGCCCAGGACAGGCTGCTCGATGCGCTCAGAGCCGAATACCCGCGGGGGAAGCGGGTGACAGTGATTCATTACCGAGGGCACTTCTGCGGGTACGTCGTCGGCTGGGACACGGACGGGTGCCGGGTAGTAGTCAAGAACGAACGATCACTAAAAGTAGGGAAGTGGTGGGCTGCGCATGTCCAACTTTCCGAGGCACAGCAATGAAGTGGGAATGGAAGGGCGAGCCGCTGGCCCCGCCGCACACGATTGCCATACGCCTGCTGGTGTGGCCGGTGGCGCAAGTTGCGCGCTGCGTGCTGTGCGCGGCACTCGCGGCCGGGTGGGGCCTCTACGACGCGAAACGAATTTGGGACGAGACAGCATGACAGACAACACAGAAGCTCCTCTACTGCCTGAGCCACTCACGGGTGCGCAGGTTCGGAGGCTGTACGACAACAGCCCGGGACTGCATGAGGACGCACGCAGCTTTGCAGGCTTCGTTCGGATCGTGCGACTCGTTGAGTCCGCGTATCGGATTGGAGATTCGGTCGTGCCAAACCCGGAGCCGGGTGCCAGCTCGCAGTGGCAGCCCATTGGCACCGCGCCGCTAGGCCCAGTGATCTTGCTTGGCTACGCGCCGCACCCGCGCATGGAAGGTAGCCGCCGCGTGTACGAGGGGAAGTGGAACTACGAGCAGCAGACCTGGACTAGCGTAAACGGCTTCCTTGTGCACACGGCCGCAACGCACTGGATGCCGCTTCCGCCGCCCCCTGGCGCCACGTTGGAGCCGGGTGCCCGGGATGTGCTGGCGGAGCGCCGCCGGCAGGTCGAGCAACTCGCCCAGCAGTGGGATGGGTGCATGTGGGAAGGCCCAGGTGGAGATATCGACATTGGGGAGGCGATCCGAGATGCGGGCCGTCGTCTTTCCGGAGATTCGGTCGTGCCCGCCACGCAGCCCCCTGGCGCCACGTTGTGGCCGGTGCTGCCGCCCATGAATCCGCGCACTGGCAAACCATGGCGGCTCACTGATCCAGAGGTTGCGCCGCGCATCGCCGCGCTTCAAGCCTCGTTGCAAGACCCAGCGAAGGCCCTCGCCTATCTGGTCGCGCACGGCTACGTCATGCCGGATGGGCGCACCCCGCCAGAGTACGGCGGCGCGACTACGGAGGGTGGCCAATGAACAGGCATCGACTCCATGCCGTGGCCAGCTTCATCTGCGCAAACATCTGGTCCGCCGCCAGCTTCCTTGTGAGCGACGGCAGCGCCACGGCGCGGGCTACTTGCAATGGGCTCGCCATCTTGTGGGCCGTGACTTACATCGCCCACACGTACTGGGCACGCCGAGACGGCGCCGATGTGGAGCCGGGTGCCAGTGCAGAGCGCAGCAGCGATGGAGGCGCGGAGTGAGGGTTCTTTCCATTTGCACCGGCATGGGGTTGCTTGACCGCGCATTCATGGACGCCGGCTTTGACGTTGTGCCGGGCTGCGAGATCGACCATGAGAAGCGGGCCATGTACAAAGCCATCAATGGGGAGCATGTTCTGTATTACGACCTGAAGGACTTGGTGACGAGTGCCAAGCTGGGCGTCGGCGAATGGTGCAAGGACTATCGCATCAGGGGTCACGAGTACGACTTCGACGGGATCATCGGCGGCCCCTCTTGCCAGTCGCACAGCAAGCTGCGCGCGATCCGCGATCCGAAGTTTCCTGACCTGACGCCGCTGGTCAATGACCTCCTGTTCGCGACCGGCTGGAAGTGGTTCCTGTTCGAAAACGTGGTTCCGATCGACATCCCTGGCGCCGTGCATACGCGCTGCAACGCAATGCACTACTACCAGCCGCACCAGTCGCGGGTCCGCTGGTTCACGCACTCGCCCAACATCACGCCGCCAGCCCCGAAGTACAGCGGCAGCGTCGATGATCTGATGGCCTACAGCGTTGTAGCCGGCAGGATCTACGGGCCGAAGCGTGGCGCAAGGCTCCAGGGCTACCCGGCCGCGGCCGATCTGCCGTTCCCGTGCGTACAGCTTCAGCACGGCCTGGCGGATGCGGTGCCGTACCCGCTCGCGCTCGCGTGGGCTGAAGCGATCCGCGAGGCACAGAAGGAGATGCCGGCGAACGGAGCGTCAGTTGGCGGCCACAACGCTGCGGCCGAATCTCCAAAGACTGAATCGCAGGGTCGCAGCAGCGAGAGGGAGGCGGGGTGATGGACTTTGACCGATGGTTCAGCCGCCAAGGGCAGCGCGGGGTTCCGCCTCCTGTACAGCCATCGGAGCCGGACGATGGCGACTTGCCTGATGGTGTTTGGTATGGCGTCGATAACGGACGGGTCGTCTATTACGCCAGGTGCCGCAGTTGCGAACGGACCTACGAGCTGCCATGCGACGTATCTGAGTTTCACGAGGACTGCAACTACTGCGGACGCAACCCATGGTGCTGCCCGTGAGGCACAACCGCAGACCGCCCAGCAGTGCGTCAGATAGCCCCAGCGTAGGCACAACCGGATAGCAAGGATTGACCCATGACGAATCAAACACACAACAGCGAGCCGGCATTTCCGCTGGACGAACTGAACCATGTGACCGGCCACATTTGTGCGCAGCATTTTGGCCTGACGGTGCGCGACTACTTCGCGGCGAAGGCGCTGGGGGCGCTGATCGGCCACCAGGGCAAGGATCCCGCCAACTGCGGTAAGAAGGCTGTCCCGACGTTGGCGAGATACGCCTACGAGTACGCCGATGAGATGCTCAAGGCGAGGCAGGCATGACGAATCAAACACCACTGCCACAGGCAGTAGAGCCCGGTAACGAACTGCACCTGTCGCTGTTGATGGCTCCGCACGGGCTGAATTTCGTGGTTGGCGCCGACCGCAAGGCACTGCTCTCATATGCCGCGGACGTATGGGCTGCCGCGAGGAAGGGTCTTGTGCCCGCCACCCCAGCGCAGGCAGCACCTGAGGCCGTGTCGCGCCATGCGCCACAAGCTCGCGCGCTGCTCGATATCGCTCAGTACCTTGCCGGGCACCTGCAGATGGTGCAAGACCGAATCGATGCAGCCCTAGCCACCCCCTCGGCAGTGCCATCACCTTCTGCAGCGGAGGATGCGATGGACGCAAAGCGGTATCGGTGGCTGCTTTCGTTTGGTAATGCGCTCTATGTCGAGTGGCGGCACGACTGCGCACACGGTCCAACAGCACTGAACGCAGCCATCGACGCCGCCCTCTCAACAGGGCCCCAGAAAGCGAAAGGCCCCGGTGCGCATACCGAGGCCTCTGAAGCCGGCCAGGAACCCCCAACCCACGCGGGCAGTGTAGCGCCTGGGGAGGGCCTGTGATGTCGCATACACCCGGACCGTTTTCGATCATCACCGACCGCGGCGCAAACGGTGATCTTGTGCCGGCAGTCATGTCCGACTCTGTCGGGTGCATCGTCGCGTGGTCGCACGGCAGGACGGATGCTGAGGCGCTTGCGAATGCGCAACTGTTCGCCCATACGCTGGAGCTGGTCTCGTGCGTTCGCGCGGCAGAGCGGGCGCTGATTGCGATGCAGGTCAATGCGTCAGACCCGGATCTGACGATGGAGCAATCCAAGGCTGAGGCCGTGAAACATCCGCTAGTCGTACATCTGCGCCGCGTCATCTCCAGGGCAGGCGTGGGTCATGAGCCTGGGGAGGGTGAGCGGTGAGCAGCCTCACAGAGCGCCTGCGGGCGCATGCCCGACTGCACGATGAGCTTTACCCGCCGGACGAGGAGCAAACCCAGTGGGCCGCCGATCTGCGAAAGGCCATCGTTGCAATTCACCAGCGCGACGCCGCACTCCGAGAGTGCAAGCTGTTGACACACATGGTCATCACGTGTGGCATTGCTGCGTCGCATCCGGACGCGAACCTCACACGCACCGGAGTCTATGCCGACGAATGGAATAGCCAGCAAGCCGAGGAAGTGCGAGCCCTGCGTGCAGACCGCGACGAACTCGCCCGGCAGCGGGGAGAGCTTGCTGCGCGTGTGATTGAGCTGCAGGCGCACAACGATTCGATCCGCATGGGGGCTCGCGCCGTCGTGGCCCATTGGGATGAATTCGGCCCGGAGCATGGTTTCGACGAGGCAATCGACGTGCTGCGCCGGCAGTTGGGCGCGCTGGCGGCAAATGTGATCGAGCCGCAAGCGACAGTTACCGAGGACGACCTGTTCACCCTTATCGGACATGCCGAAGGATTGCTCGCAGAGGGTCAGCATGACATGCCGACCTACTTCTACGACCTGACCTGCCGCCTCGCGCGCCACGTCGGCGGGGGCGAACTGACGCAGCGAATGGAGAAGCTTCGGGCTTCCAGAACGGTGAGCGTGGCGTCAGATAGCCGGCCAAGCGAGATGACCGAATGTCAGGGAATCCTTGACAGTTCATCTGTCGAGATCGGGCACCACAGGTTAGGACGATGGTGATGCAGGCGATCAACGTGGATATAGCCACACAACCAGATTCACACCTTGGAGGCTCACGATGAGCAGCGAATGCAAACACACGATAACGCAGGGTCGCGAGAGCGAGCGCGGGAGCTGGTGCTGCGCATGCGGCGTGAAGGTCTACGACGTGGACCAGCGGGAATGCAACGACTGCGCGCACCACAAGCGTTTGTTGACGGGCAGCATTTGCAGCCGGCATTTGATGGCCGTGGTGCCGACCATGAACGTGACGTTCAAGATTGCGGAAGGCACTTGTTGGACTTCGGCGCATAACCCCGGCTCATCCGGGCAACCAGATTCAGCCGTAGGAGGCTCACGGTGAAGGAGCGGCCAATTCTTTTCTCGGCGCCGATGGTTCGAGCCATCCTCGCCGGCACGAAGACCCAGACGCGGCGAGCGATGAAGCCGCAGACCACATCGGGGCCGCACGACATCGCCACGGTGATCAGCACGCCGGATTCGCTGGCTGCGTTCGTGCGCCAGCGTTGCCCCTACGGCAAGCCCGGCGAGCGCCTATGGTTGCGCGAGACGTTCCAGCGGTTCACGGACGATGGGGAGACGCTCTACCGAGCGGATCCGAAGTCGCTGGAGGCAATGAACCAGCTCAAGCGCGACGGATGCCTGGAGGCGTTCTGGCGCCCCAGCATCCACATGCCCCGCTGGGCCAGCCGCATCACGCTGGAGATCACCGGCGTGCGTGTGGAGCGCCTGCAGGACATCAGCGAGGCGGATGCGATCGCCGAGGGTGTTGATGCGCTTCCTATGGAGACCCGCCAGTCAACCGCGGGCCTTGACTATCGCGCACTCTGGGAATCGATCAACGGCCCCGGATCCTGGGACGCCAACCCTTGGGTCTGGTGCATCGAGTTCAAGCGGGTGCCTCAAGGGGTGACGACGCCGCATGACCCCCACCAATAGAGCCCCGCACCGCGGGAAAGAGTAGGAGTCGGGATGAACCGCAGAATCAGGCTGACCGTCTGGGCGGCCCAACAGTACAACCCCCCACCCGCCGAGCGCACCTTGCGCTTGTGGGTCCGCGAGGGGCGCATCGTGCCTGCACCGGTGAAGATCGGGAGAGCCTACTACGTGACACCTGACGCGAGGCACATCGCCGAGGTGGCGCGCGGCAAGCGTCTGGCCGATCGCCTGACCGCCACAGCCTGACGCCATGGCATCACGACCGAGATCGCGCGCGAAGCGCGACTGGCCGCGCGGCCTGCGCGAGAGCAAGCCGGGCTATTTCGTATGGGATAGCCCAACGGATAGCCCGCTTCGTGGCGCGTCGAAGGCGATCGGCCGCGTACCCCTGGCGGACGCCAAGATGCAGGCGATCGAGGCGAACCTGTGGGCCGAGCAGCAAGGCAAGGAGCGCCTGGTCGATAGGCTGGCCGGTGCTGACACCACGCTGGCGGACTGGCTGACGACATGGACAGGCCGGCTAGAGACGAAGGGCGAGACCGCCGCAAACACGCTCAAGAGCTATCGTAGCCTGGCCCGGGCCGTGGCCGGCGAGATCGGGTCAATCCCGCTCGCCCGGCTGGCCGTCAAGGACATTGCGACCGCGCTCGAAACGATCGAAGAGGAGCGTGGCCGCCGATCAGCGCAGGCTGCGCGCTCCATGCTCAAGACCGCGCTCACCGCCGCCGTCGCAAAGGGGCACATGCCCACGAACCCGGCTCTGTCCACCGAGTCGATCGCCGTCACGGTGCAGCGCCAGCGGTTCACGTGGGAGACCTTCTCCAAGGTCTGGGCGACGCGCGACACGTGGCCGGTGTGGCTGGCGAACGCCGTCGCGCTCGCGCTGGTGACTGGCCAGCGCCGGGAGGACATCGCAGATGCCCGCTTCACCGACTTCGACGAAGAGGCCTGGAAGCTCACGCAGGGGAAGACCGGGCGCCGCCTCGCGATCCCGCTCGACCTGAAGCTGGATGCCTTGGGCCAGAGCCTGAGGGACGTGCTCACGGCGTGCCGGCGCACGGGCGTGGTCAGCCGCCACCTCATCCACCAGACCCAGCCATACGGCAACAGCCCGGTGGGCGCCCCGCTGTTCGTGGACAGGATCACCAAGCGCTTCAGCGACGCCGTGGAGGGAGCGCTCGGCCCCGGGCAGAACCTGCCCACCTTCCACGAGCTGAGATCCATGTGCAAGAGACTCTACAAGGAGCAGGGTGGCGTGGACACGAAGACGCTGCTTGGCCACACCACGGATGCCATGGCGGGACTGTACGAGGACGCCCGCGGGGCGGAATTCGAGCGGGTCAAAGTTGGGTAGTTCCGCCCTACTTCCTCCCCACTTCCTCCCCCACGAGCCGGCCCACCTCGTACAGAGTGAGACTCACCGTATGGTGCCCATGCAGACTAGCAAAACACGGGTACGAATCACGATTTGTTCAACAATATCAACACGTTATGTGGATGCTGCAGGCCCACAGCAAATGGGCCAAAAACCGGCAATCCAATGCTAATGGAATCAAAGGGTTACGTGTCGATTCCTCCCGGTGTTGAGAATCCTCATCGACCTGTTGACATGCACGCACTGCGTGCATACAGTACGGCTCATGGACAGCGCAGTGCGGTCCAGCAACTGGGAGATGACGATGAGCACAACCTACCAAGCAGCAGCCTCGAAGTTCGGCACGGTCGGCCACGAGGGCCGCACGCTGGCGCTGACTCAGCAGGCCTACGCCGACAGCTACGACGCCAATGGCGGCGTGCGCTACCGTGCAACAGCCATGGACGACGATGGCAACGAGTACCGCGTCGAGTGGGCGACCACGCCAGAGTGGGATGCAGCCCAGGCCGCGTATCGCGCCGACCCTGACTGCGTCGCCCATCAAGGGGACGAGTCGGAAGCCTGCGACTGGGCGAACCCTGTCGAGATCACCCCGATCTGACAAGCCGACAACCCTGGAGACTACGAGATGAGCACCCTGTTCGACATCCTCGACGGCATCGTTAGCAGCGACTACGCCACCGAGACGCTTTCCAGCGCCCACGAAGTGCAGAACTACGCCGAAGGCGCGGGACAAAACATCACGCTCGCTGAAGCCGAGCGCATCGCCACGGTGGGTCTGAGGTGGCTGGACGACCAGCGCAATGGAAACGGCGAGTGGAGCCGGATGCGTCACGAAGCGAAGAACGCTCTGCAGGATTGAGCGCACAGCAACCGAGCACAGGAGCACACCATGAGCACCACCTACCGCGCGGCGTACTACACCAGCCCCAAGGGCGGCGAGATGGTTCTGACACTGCCCGAGCACGCCCACCTGACGGATGACGAGCTGACCGCCATCGCTCTCCAAGCCGCGCAAGATGGCGACATCATCGACATGGACGAGACGGACCCCGACGCCGCATACCCGCGCATGACCAAAGCCGCTTTCGACGC